ATGTTGTCCATGTAGGAGAACTACTTGGATCAGTTTGTGTTGTTCTTATATAAATTTCTGCATTACAAGTAGCAGGAGTAGCACCATCAAAATCTGCAATTGCATCGAAGTCAGCAAAGGTATCTATAAATGGGTTGCCAGGGAAGAAGCCTCTTACCTTCAACGTACTATCAAGTTGAACATTAAAAACATCACCTAAATCAATAGGATTATTAGTGAATAAATAAGTTCCTGTTGTCTCCCAATTAGACCCATCAGCAGCATTTAATAATTCATTGCTAGCAACGACTAAATCTGTCTTCGTACCAGAGAAGCTTGTGTCTTCTGTCTGAGTATTGATATTAGTTAAATTGTCTAATACAGGCTTTGTAAATTCAACAATTGCTGTATTTACACTTGTACGTCCACCTGAATCAACAAACTTCGCCAGGTAAGTCCCAGACTTAAGATCACAATAGGCTTCCTTCGCTGTACCTGTTAAGTCACTGTGAATACTAGAAGCATTGGCCCAAGTAACACCAGACAAAGCAGGTGAGTGTCTAATCCTAACTAGACCGCCAACAACAACATCAAGATCACTTGATTGAGTCCATTGCAAACGAGCCAACCCGTTCGTAGGGATCATTGTGAAGTTAGTAACATCCCCTGGAGCTGCTGTTTTACCAGCTAAAGCCTTTGTAAATGTTGCAATACTGCTTCCCTTGTTTAAGTAATTAACCGCCTGAATCTGTACTTGTAGTGTTCCAGCTCTTAACGCACCAAAGTTTCCACCCTGTCTCAAACTGACTGATGGAGCACCTGTTGTAATCGTTGCCCAGTTATCATTATCCACTCGATAAGTAATTCTAAATCCTGTGACTCTCTTACGGTTATGCTGCCAACTTAAGTCACAACCAACGAAAACACCTTGACCATCTGAATAGAGAAACTCTTCACCTTCTATATCTGTTACGGCATCAGGAGCAGCACTCAAGTTGCTGATATCTCTTAAGATAATATCTTCACCTGAATCAACAGAAGCATAGATAGAACTGTTGTATTGAAGAGCTGTAATAGCAGAGATCCCATCATCACCTTCAGCCGCACTGATTACTCGATACTGTTGAGACTGAACATCACTTGTTTGGATTAAATAAACTGATTCATTATTAGGAGCTTCACTAAAGGCAGAAGAAACACTGACAGTAGGAGGAGTTGCATTTGGATCGTAGTTACTGATTGTTTTTGTTTCTAAAACGCCTGTAGGAAGAATCACAGACAAAGTTGGACTCTTTGTTAAATCAACAGAAAAATCTTCACCGCTGTCAATATTAATAACTGTTGTTGTTGAACTTGCTGCAATACGTCCTGATCTTCTTGTTCCTGCTTTTACTGGATCAGCAATGTCAATAACCATTCCTGGTCTTAGAACAATTCCACTATCTAGACCAACAGAAAAAGTACATGTTTGAGTTAATAACTGTTCAGATTTAAGAGTCCATAAACCCATCCGATGAGCTTGACCTTGTGAATAACAGCCAAGTGCTCTGACAGTTTTATTGATAATTCCGTACTTTGCTATTGCATCAGCATCTTCTACATGCTCAACCATGACATCGCCTAAACCTTCATAAGTCTGATATGAGACTGATACTGTTGTGTGCCTAGCTTTTTGAGATACGCCCGTATATTCAAAGTCTCCATTGACAACATTTGACGGGCCTAGTAAATACTGAGAGTCAACAGGTTTGTCTTGCATTACTGCCAAACTACCAGCACCGTAATAACTCATGCCTCTAAATAAAGAGGTCATTTCCATAATTACTCTATAAACATCTTTCCTATTATTAATTAATAAATTACAAGAAAATCTTGGTTCTTGCCCCCCTTTTCCATCTGAAACCAGCTCATTACAGTATTGAGAAATGGCGTAGAAATCCCACTTATCAAGAGTGCTTTCAGGAATACCAGGGCCATAACGACTCGAAGTTAATAAATCATATAAACACCAAGCAGGATCATTACACCAAGTAGCTGCACCAAATGCACCATTCCAAAGACCGCTATATGTAACACGGCCTATGTGAGTTGTTGTGTCAACAGAAGCGTTAGAGGGAAGTCTTATTTTTATCCCTCTAATTAAATATTTACGAGCAGGAATATTATTGAATTGCCTTGAGTCAAATCTTAAATACATTAAGGCACTATTGGGATAGCTTAACTTCTCATCGACGATTTCGGTATAACTTGCCCACCATGTTTGACTTTCTTCCTTAGATCCAGCGTCATCACCACTAACTCTAGTAAGCTTGATATCAACAGGGAAAGCACCACTTAAACTAAACAAATAATCACGTAAATAAACGTTGCTAGATTTTCCTTTTATCGTATCTTGCTTGATTAAGTTATAACCACCACCATTGTATTGAACTTCTATTTTAATAGTTACTTCTTGACCGATGATGTCTCCATCATCTTCAATTTGACGGAAAGAAGGAATCCTTAAAGTAACTCTTACTCTATTTGTATTAGAGTTTGTTATTTGTCTAACAACTGGAGTTGCGTTAACAATCTGCGCTCCTACAGCTACTTCTGATTCCGAACCGTCTAAGGCAGCGATAGAAACCTGACCTTGAGTTCCTTGTCTTGTTATTACTGTATAACCAGAAAAGTTTGTGTTTCCACCTGAATCAAGGACAGGCGTTCCATCAAGATATATTGATTTGTGCCCATCATCTAGACCTTGTATTTCTCCTTCTGAAATGAGATCTAAAACACTTGCATATTGAACCGATTGGAGCGAATCAGGGGCTTCTACAGGTGGCTCGTTACCACCTCCTTTATCACCACCACCAGCACCTCGTATGTATTGCATTAGACTAATTGATCAACGTCAAGACCACTTGATATGACTGAACTTCCGACAAAAAGCCTTCCGTAGGCAATTGGTACTGGACTTCCTACTTTCGATGTATTGACAACTCCACTGAAGCTAGTGCTTTGCAATTGTTCAGGCTCTTCTGGTTTTACAGGAAGAGGAGATAACATTTCCGAAACACCTTGCAACGCTAACGAAACACCTACATAAGTCATGGTCTTGGCTGCTGCTGCTCCAATAGTAAAAGAACTACCAGCCCAAGCACCTGCTGGGCCAAACATTACTGCTGCACCAATTAATAAAGCACCTACTAAGAATTTTCCAAACCCTCTACCAGCACCAGTTAATACAGGTGTGATACTAAATACATCTCTCTCACTCCAAGGATAATGAAGTTCCTCTAAATTCTCTTCTTCGATAGATTCTTTTCCTACCTTTACCTTATAACCTATTCCATCTTGTTCACTATCAATAATCCACTTTTGCAAGCCAGGAAAGTTTGCACATAAAGCTCTTATTGCTTCAGCAGGTGTTGCTACATCAAATTCAAAACGACTTTGACCGAGTCGTTCTTTTAATGCTCCGTAAACCTTAACGACTTTCATGCTTTAGGATTTTAGCGGTACTTTTTTGGTAAAAGCCACCATAAAGATCACGTGAACTCAGTCTATCCTGAACATGATGCAAAATCATGCCATCTCCGATATAGATACCTCCGTGATTAGGTACTTCCGCTTCTAAGTGCATCAGAATTACTGATCCGTATTCAATTTCTTCCAAAGGTATTTCTTTGAAACCTTCAGCTTGAAAATAGTCCAAATACATATTTTCTCCTTTATACCACCACTGATTCTTTCTTTGATAGTCTGTCAGTTCTATCTTAAATTCACGTTTATAAAAATCTCTAATAAGACTATAACAATCAATAATTCCATGAAAAAACTGCCTACCAACATAAGGTAATTCATAGCCAGAAGGTTCACAATATCCCCATAGTTCTGTTTGTGGATTGATAACGTGCCAAGGTAATCCAGATTTTTCACATGCAACTAAATCAGCAGGACTAGGAGCATGGTTTGTTACTGGATGGCTGTGAATGACTCCGATAATCTGCCCTTTTTCTTCTGCTTTAATGTAATCATCTGGATTCAAAACAAAATGTAAATCCTGCTCATCAGCAATATTTTCACAAGGGAAATACCTTTCTCTACCTTTAACAATATGAATTAAACCAACACTTTCTCTAGGAAAATCTTTTTTTGCATGTACGAGAGCTTTCTCTTGGATCGCTTCCGATAATTTCATTGTGTTCTTCCTGCTGTAGGGAAAGAGCCAAACGGCAATTCACCATTAGCTCCGAACCTTAATTTACAAGAACTTACACGCTTGCCACATTTATCTTGAGCTAGAGAAGTCGCAACAGAATCATCAGCCTTCCAATAATTACTACCAGAATAAGAACATTCGGTTGAACGATAAGCCCATTGGCAAATATTTCCTATTAATTGTCTTCTTGGAACACTTGTGTTTGGTAGATCAAACTCACTAGCAAGTTCAAAAACAACAGCGTTTCTATTTTCAGAAGCC